TCCATAGATGGTCTATAATACTTAGTGCGGTCCCTGTGAACCTGGGAACCACGATTCTTAATGGTCATTATCTAGGGTCTCTAGAAACATAATAATATCGGCTATAAGATCACCAAGATTTTGATCATTTTCAGTTCCCCCATGTACTCTATTAATCTTATCAAGATTGTGACAAGAAAGAGTTCTTTTGATATCGTATGCATCAAACAATGCATTAGCTACTTTATCACTCATGGAAGTTGATCCTCCCCATGCCATACATAGTTAAGTTCATACCCATTGGACCTAGCTTTAACTAGGTTTGCACGAGATATAGTTTCACCGCCAGTAAGAGATTTTAAGAACTCTCCTTCCTGACACTTAGGATAGAAGTGAAGAGTCCCATAATGAGATCTCACTTCAATGTTCAGAGTCTTGCTCATTATCCTCTACCTTTCGTTTGCGAGGTTTATCATAAGCAGTACAATCGTACTGCAAGGAATCCAGACCTATTTGGTCTAGATGCTCACCAAGGACAACACCTTGCTGTCCTCTAGTAAGGTCATCGAAGCTCTCCATGCTTCTCACTTTCTTTTTCAAATTTCATTAGCACTTTTTGAGATACTCCCATAGTGTTCAGAAGACCAATAATCTTCTTACACTTACCAGTAGAGTCCATCTCACTAGCTAACTCATTTAGATGATGTAACTGGTCCAAGAACTCAGCTTGAAGATCACAATACATCATGCTGGTATCCACGGAATCCAGTGTACTTATTGCCATACCTTTTCTTTCGTTTATAGTGACCACTACCAATACCAATCTTACTTTTATAACCCTGAAGAACCTTCAGTTCTATGTCAGTAAGATAACCATAGTCATCACTAGGTTCAGAGTTGTCTTCGCTCATGCTTATCCTTAAAGCTATAAATAAATGCTACACATGAGTTACAAAAGTAATTACCCTTGTAACTATATTTCACACTTCTAGTTTCAAGGCATGAAACACATTGAAGACCCTTGCTAGGCCAATCTTCTACTAACCTAGCAGTATCTCTGGCAAGACTCATAACTTGCCATGCTCAGACTTAACATAAGTCTGTCCCTTAGATTGTATCCACTTACCATCAGCACCTTGGCTGACTTTAGTAGATACCCAAGCCCAATAGATAGGAGCATTAAGTGCATCCTTTTTCTCTTGGATTTTCTTCATGTTTGGAGAAGCCATATCACTTCCTTTCATGATTGAATTGTCTAAGAACTAAGCCTAATCCAACCTACTCAGATAACACTCTGATCTATCCGATTGCTGATGCTACGAATAGGTTGGAATAGACCATGCACTCATGAATAGCACTCACAAGTGCATAGTAATGGTTAATACTTATGGATCTCAGCGTATGCATAGTCAGCATAGCTTTCATATCCTAATTTCTTCCATCTCTGTTCTGTCTTGGTCCTATTGGACCTACTCACTGCCTCAACCTTT